AAGTTAGGTAGCTTTGGCGGTGTTATAGGTGGATTATTAAAGAAAATAACAGGTGGTGGTATTGGAAATATATTTGGTAAATTGTTTGGTGGTATTGGAAAAATATTTGGTTTCGCACGAGGTGGTATGATTCCTGCAGGCCGAGTAGGACTTGTAGGTGAAAAAGGTCCAGAGTTTATATCAGGTCCCGCAAGAATAACGCCAATGTCAGGGGCAGGTATGAGCACGCCTGTATTTAATTTTAATATTACTAATCCGCAAGGAGCGACTGGTGCTCATACACAATCAGATCTTAATCGACTGGCTGCTGGTTTGATAAACGAGGCAAGACAAATGATGATTAGAGAACAACGATATGGTGGGGTGTTAGCATAATGCCTACGCCGTCAAGTAATAATATGGACACTTGGATGACGACTTATAGCATCCCTGAAAGTCCAGAAAGCGAAGTGCAAATGGAAGTTAGACTCTTTGTCACACAATTCTCTGATGGGTATTCACAGAGAGTGGCTAAAGGCACTAATAACCTTCGTCGCGTATATACATTCGTGACAAGATTATTAGATACAACAGCCGCAGATGCTATGCGAGACTTCTTCGCATACTATTCGCAAGGAGAGCAGATACTTAAAAACACCGCTCCAACAGATAATACGCAAAGATATTATTGGATAGAGTCGTGGTCGGAACAACTTGATGGACCAATCCATCGTTCATTCACTGCTACTCTTATTGAGGATCGCTAATGCCAAATAATTTGTATAATGATGCTCACGATGTTAATCGGATAACGCCAGTAGTTCTTTATCAATTTGATTTTAGTAAGGTTCCTGCCCTTAAATCTATACCTGTGTCTTCCACAGTGTATGCAACAAACAACGCCAATGATGATAATTCAAACTTAACATTTAATTTGATTGAGTATGATTATATTGGTATTGAGGGCGAAGGATTCTTTAGTGATTTATCAGGCGAATACAGCACACCAGAATTAACAATTGATAGAGAAAGATTTGAAGCCACAACCGAATTTCAAAGTGTTAAAAACTATTGGACCGTCAATCTTGGCAACACTTCAGATGTTCCGTGGGTTGGCTGTGTTGTTAAAAGAATATTCACAGAAAAAACATATTTAGACACATTTGCTGACTTAAACAGATTAGAACAACGATATGTTGTAGAGAATGTATTAGAGAAAACAAAAAGAAAGTGGATATTAAAACTAACAGTGTCACTTGCGTTAGACGCAGACAATATACTTGATAGAAAGTTATCATCAGGTTATTGCACATTAAGGTATCGCATACCAAAAGCAGATGGTGTTCAAGCAACAGCATCTATTTCTTCCGTAGGAGGAAGTGGTGAGATTACAGGATTAACTATTACAAATGCTGGTGTTGCGTATAATGAAGGCACACATCCAATAAAAACTTCTGGAGGCAGTGGTGCTGTATTATTGGCAAATGCTGACACAGCAGGAAATATAACTTCAATAACAATATCTGATGATGGATCAGGCTACGCACCAAGCGACACACTTACAGTTGCTCCACCATTCTATAACACTGCTTTAACTGATGGTGGTTGTCCATATGGGCAAGACAGAAGTATCGTAGATGGATTTTCATATTTCAAGCAGGCAGGTCCTTCAACAACTAATCATTTACAAGACTATTGCGGTAAAAGAATTACTGATTGTGTAAAGAGATTTGATCCAAGTGAAGCAGGCAACGCATTGCCTTTCTATGGAACATTAAAAGCAGGCACAAAGAAAACGGAGACTGAATAATGGCAAGTATCGACCAAGCATTACACGCCGCAAGAAAAGCAACATATTCAAATACTGATGCGGCTGGGGCGACTAAAAAGATACTCCGCAAGGGTGCTACGCAAGATGTTAAGCCGCGAGACAGAATTTCAGAAGAATATTACGATGCGATTACGATAGGAGACATTACAAGTGTCAGAATCCCAATTATCTACGGAACGGTCTATCACAAAGGAGTGGTGGTTGATTCAGGGTCCTCGAGGAATATCGAAGATGACCGCTTCAACAACCGCACGGTTAGATTTCTCATGGGCGAGGGGCCATGTGAGGGTATTCCCGATACAAAAGCGAATCACATCGTCCTGGACGATGCACCGTTAGTTAATCCAGCGAACCAAGAGATTACTTATGGTGGAGTGAAGATAAAAGATATTACAACAAGAACAACTTACGCTACAAAAACTTCAAGTGCCAGTTATGACATTGACAATAGTATTTTAACAAGTGCTGGAAAAATACATTCACGATTATTAAAGAATAGTATTGCAGGACTTGATGATGTCGCAGTTGATCAACAATTAAGGAAAGGCCATATGCTTTTCTATAATGATGACATAGATCGCTGGCAATCAGTTCATCTAAATGAATTGTTAGCAGATGCTGGTCTATATATTAGCGAAAATGTTTCGCCAGTAATTGCAACATATCCAGAAAGTGGATGGTGGTTGCCACATACACAAGCAATTGAAGTTAATTGGCAGTTAAATGATTCTTATAAACAAAGAACATTAAATGATGGCCCACAACGATGGTGGTCAGCAAACATTGGTGATACACCTTGGCCAGCCATTGGAGATTCATTATACGAACTAAACCAGGATCAACAATATATTCATTCAGTAAAACTAAATGGGATTAAACATCCAGAAGTAGTTGTTTATCGTGGCGGAACTTATGAGTTTAGTGCGGGTAGTGATTTTCTCGCAAGCCACACTATAGGTGGTTCAACTGATACAAAATTCTATATTTCGCAACATCCTGTCAATTATCAGGATCCTGATGTAGAGGATGCAAGGGCCTGGACAACAGGTATGTCTATAGGCACTGTGCATAGTATAACAATCAATAATAGTCCATCGGGATATACAGCAGGCGAAGAACCTGCTGTGACAATTGCTCGCGGTTCAGGCGATACAACAGGAATCAACGCCGCGGCAACAGCAGTTTGGGACGGAACACAAATGTTATTAACAATTACAAATGCTGGAAGTTTATATACAGAAGCACCAACAATAACTATAGCGGCACCAAGTAGCGGAACAACAGCAACAGCAATAGCAAAGATATCTGCGAAATATGCCGACGCAGACAGAACAATACAATGGACAGTGCCTACAGGTGCTCCTGATTGGTTATGGTATGGTGTTAATGCCGTAGAATGGGGGGAATTTACAGGCGGCCGTATAATGGTGAGGGACCTCTAATGCCACAGTATATACATACACCACAACCAGAATATATATCAAATAATCTTAAAATTATATTTGGTTCGGATGAATATTATTATGAATCACGAACATCAGCAGAAAGCGATACGGATTTTACCGCGGCAAGGTTTGGAGATGTCACACTCGAAGGAATTAAAGATTGGGAATTAGTTTGGTTTGGTGTTATGTGGGAGCGTCTCGGAAATGAGGGAGCGGAGTCTTTTCGTATTCGGGATTCAGATAGCATTTATGGAAACGGACATTTTACAAGTGATATTAGGGTAGGCAAGAATGCCGAAATTGATGGACAAAGTGCTAACTTATATTATAATACGATTTGCTCAAATGTTGCTTTACAAGTAGGTGGCCACTATACAGACACAGGCGAATATGTAGCAACTCAATATAGCGGCACTGAAGACTTTGCGGCCAAAAGTGTTTCAGGTGTTCATCGTTATCCATTACCATATCCATATGGTGCGACACCCGGTTATTATTCAGATGGTAGCACAGGCTGGGAAGGATATACACATGGTATCAATACATCAGATAGTATAGGAACCACTAATGATTATTCAGATAACGCAGGCAGTGGTTGGACACTTGCTATTCCAATGGTTCCAGTGCAATGGGGCACTCTTTATTACTGGGGACCAGGACGGTATATTAAAAACTGGGTTAAAAACCATATGCTATTTCTTAAGCCAAATGGCAATAGAACATTCGGCACAACATACGGCAGTTCAGAAGTTAAGTTTAAGTTCTTTATGCGAACTGAAAATCAAGACACAGTCTATAGTGAAGAACGAACACTATATGATGCTAAAAGAGGTGTTGGTGCCGCAAGACTATCATCGGAGTGGGTATTTAATAGAGGTGAAATATTACCCGAAGTAATATCCAGCGGAATAACTGACAATGGCATTATTACTAATATTACCTATCCCGAAATATCACAAGTTGAATTAACTTATCCAGTGTCAGCAAAATTAGCAAGTGAAAAGGATGATACAAAACTTGGATTCATTTATAGAGGTAGGCTACTTGATTTACCAAACAATTTCTCATTAACTGCTAACGGAACAGAGGATACTGGTGTTAGTGCTACAGCAACGGCTACTGTTGGCAGTGGGCAGGTGAATTTCATAACAGTTAATTCAGGTGGGACAGGGTATTTAAGTGCTCCTACCATTGCAATTACTGGTGGTGGTGGAACCAGTGCCACAGCAACAGCAGAAGTATCTGGTGGTGTTTTATCATATATAAATGTCACATCGGGCGGTAGTAGTTATGCTGACGAACTTATTATAAGCATAGATCCACACGCAACAGATGATGATACTGCTTCTGGTGCTATAGGAGTGGCCACAATAGTAGGTGGGGTAATTACAGGAATTACTTTGTCATCAG